TGATACTGTAATAGGTCCTGCGACTATAGCGTTTTTATTTGATGTTACTGTAATGTCTGTAAATGTCTGATTGTTAATTGTATAAAACGAAGAAGCTAGTTTAGCAGTCGTAATTGTTGCATCACTGGGAACTCCTACATTTAAAGTATCTCCTAAGACCACACCACTAAAGCTATCAGATGCTAGAGGTGCGGAGGTAAATGTAATGGTACTGCCACTAATCGTGTATGCGTCATTGGGATATTGAACAACACCTGAAATAGAAATAATACAAGATTGTTCTGTCTGTGGTGTTACATTGACTGCACCCGATTGTAAGGTGAAGGCAGTAGTTGAACCATTGAAGCTCCCTGATATATCGTCAAGAAGAATGTGGTTACCGACTATAGGTTGTTTTCCAATGTACGCCATATTATGCCTCAGGTCTTTCTGGGAATACCACAGCTTCAACATCTTCTACTGTAGTTAATCCGTTAGTAATATCTCTTAATGCTTGTCTATAAGTAGTCATCTCTGCACTCATGGTTTGGTCAGACAAGGCTAGGTAATCTGTTTGTGCTAGTAGTAAATTTCTTTTTGTTCTTAGGTTTTCCATACTTCTATCAAATGCACCATTAGACCATTCTAATTCTTCAGCATCTCTTAATGCTTCTTCTTCAGCAGTGAACTGAACTCTTGTTCCATTAATGTTATGGTATCTAGGCATCTTTCACTCCATATAATGTAAATACACCAGATGCAAAATTTCCAGTACCCCATTCAAATTTTATGGCGTTTGCTCTTGATGTTCTGTTTGATTTTAAAGCATGAGAAGATTGTGCTGTTGCAGTTTGATTACCAGCAAACGCCCATGTAAGATGTGTTTGTAATTTTTTATATTCTTCTGTTGTGTTAAAAAATTCTATCACTCCGTCAATACCCTCATCATCTTGATTACCTTGTGTTGATGAACTTCCTGTTAATATCATTTTAGTATCTGAAGATGAATATCTTGAGTTAATAACATCACTTGCAGTTCCTTCATGTCCTTCAAATGATACCTTTGTATAGTTGCTTGACACATAACTACTACCATTGTCAAAACTAAAAAAAGCATGAAATCTTGTTGCGTCTGATTGTGGTGATACATTTTTTATATATATTCTGTAAACATCATAATCTGAAGTAATATAAGAGTTATTAAAAACAACACTTGCATCACCAGCACTTGCAGTTATTGAATGTATTTTGACTAAAGTATTTGCACCACTCACACTACCAGTAAAGGCATAAGTGTCTGCAAGGTTCATACTCTCTGCTTGGATTTTAGATAATGCCATTAGATACCAAATGCCTCCTTAATTTCATCTACTGTTAATCCTAAGTCTTGGAGTTTTTGTTTAGCAGATGCTTTCTTTGCTTCTCTGTCAATGATTGCTTGGTCATAGTCAGCTTGTAACTGTGCTAGTCCGTCAATACATTCTTGTTCAGTAGGTTTTGTTTTTGAACTGTCGTGAATGATGAGGTTTGCGTAAACTTTGTTTTTACTATCACTCCACCCAAACCATTGTCCTGTATGTAAAGATACTAAATAATCTTCTATATGTGTTGGTCGCATTATGTATCTCCTAATCTAATAAATGTAAACGAAGTCAAATCAAAGGTACTTGAACCTCTAACTTCAGTGCTAGTATTAGCATCTGAATCCACATAAAATCTAACTTTGTGTGTAGATGTACTAGTTACATCAAAAGTGTAAGAGTGAAAACTCGTTGTATATGTATTGCTAGATTGGGTTTGTTGAATAAAACTATCACCCCCAGTAGCACTAGAAAAACTACTATTATCTGTGGTAGTTTGAATTTGTTGATTGTGGTCTCTAATATCACCATTTAATCTTAAATTAAAAAATGCTTGAATTAAATAAATCCCTGTTGAGGGAAAAGTAAAAACACCACTGCTTTCTGTCATTCCTGTACCAATAAAACCCGCACCTGTTTCATCTGCTCTTTCTAAATTTGATGATATTGGTGTAGCTGTTCCAGTAAAACCTGTTGTCAATCTCCACCTATCAACCATAGTAATACCATTAGTAGTCGCAAAGGTACTTCCGTCAGCTAACTTAGAAGTAGCAATACTTCCCGCTAACATATCGTTAGTAACAGAACCACTAGCTGGGGATTGTGTACCGACTGCTCTGCCTTGATAAATACAATACATACTATCACTAGCAGTAATAGCAGAGGCTAGGGTAAGAGTAGTTCCAGAAATGGTATAGGCTTCAGTAGGTTCTTGTCTTACATTATTGAGGAATAATTCAATGTCATTAACACTTGATACTTCTCTGTCTAAAGAATAGGTATCGGTGGCACTCGTAGTAAATACCTGTTTCTCTAAGGTGAGAAATTTATCACCTGGTGTATTTCCAATATAACTCATTTTATTCCTTATGTACTAATGTCGTCAACAGTTGAAACCCATACATCTAATGATGATGCTGTGTCAGATACTACTTTTAGTGCATCTCCACTAGCGACCACATATTTCGCACCACCATCAATTACCTGTAATTGTGATCCTTGAGGGATTGGTGCATCTTTAACTAAGTAGATGTCATTTGCTCCATCATTGATATATACAGATACATTAACAGCAGAGGCCGAAACATTGGCTACGGAAATTCCAATAATAGTATCGTAAGAATCCGCTGTAAATAGAGTTGCAGCAGAAGTTCCTACATCATTAGAGGTGTATCTTCTAAAGTTTTGTGCCATATTCGTCTCCTATTATATCATAACGCAATTGCCATCGCTATTGCGAAGCCATTACCCGCTTTATTGTCAATTTGTGTTTGGACAGAAGATGTCACACCATTGAGGTAACTTAATTCTGTATTATCCACATCTCCATTACCAATCTTTGTAGCAGCAATCGTATTGATCGCTAAGTTAATTGTTCCACTAGTGGTGATTGGTGAACCTGTTACTGTGAACTCAGATGATCCAGCATCTGCTACGCCTACTTGAGTGACTGTACCACCCGAACTAGGGAATACTTGGGTGAAAGTAATATCGTTAGTTTCTAATACAGCATTACTATCAGTAGTGCATAAGAATAAATCGTCTGCATGAGTTGAACCTTCTTGGACAACTACAATCTGTCCAGCTAATTCTCCAATCGCATCATAGTCAGAATTTCTTGTTGCAGTTCCACTGGCCACCACATCATAGATACCATTCTCACTAGCGTCTGTTTGATTTTTAACTAATACTTTATTGCCTGTAATAAGAGTAACACCATCTAAGGTATCACCATTCTGTAAATCAGCAGTTAAATCTATATTTGCTGTAGTAGCAACTCTTGTAATAATTCTTGTTTTTAAACCAGCTATTAAATTGTCAACGTATGTTTTAGTTGCAGCATCTGATCCTACACTAGGTGAACCCAATCCTGTAATAGAACCACCTGTTACCGCTACATTGTTTGCATTTTGTGTAGCAATCGTACCTAATCCTAAATTAGTTCTAGCAGTAGAAGCACTAGTTAAATCACTAAGATTACTAGCTTTAACTAACTTTGCATCTAGCTGTGTTTGAATATTAGAACTAACATTATTAAGGTAACTAAATTCTGTGTTAGAAATAGATCCATCGTGAATCTTAGTAGCATCAATACTACCTGCCAATTGGCCATTAGTAATAGTGCCAGAAAGAGAACTAGTGGGATATCCTGTAGCATCTGCTAAGTTAAATGCGGGAGTAGCATCAGAACCACCTAAAGATAAAGTAACCCCACCATAAGAAACAGTAGAATTAGTTAAGGCACTATTAGGAAGATTAGATACTGTATTCGATGCACCACTAATAGTTTTGTTAGTTAGTGTTTGTGTACCAGAGTTAGTTGTAACTGTAGAATCAATCGCAACTGTTAATGTGTTTGTTGCAGCAGAAGTATCAATACCTGTACCACCTGTAACAGTAAGTGTTTCACTGTCTAGATCAATAGCAATCGTACCTGTATCGGCAGCTAGGTCTAAATCTTCTTGTGTTAATTTGTTGTCAATATAAGCCTTAATTGATTGTTGAGAAGCAACAGATGTGGCACTATTAGAGGCCATGTCATCTTCGTCTTTAAAGGCAGTACCTGATAGAGAGGTATTAAGGACAGGTGAGGTAAGAGTCTTATTCGTTAAAGTTTCTGTGCCAGTGAGAGTCGCAAAGTCAGCGTCAGTCATGGCAGTATTAAACTGTGCCTTAGTACCTGTGATTGTGTTACTGCCTAATGAGATAGACTTATTAGACATAGTGACAGTACCAGATGTTACAAAGGCTTTAGTAGATTGTTGAGAGGGTGGTAGAATAGCAGAGTCAGTAGCCATTGAATCTTCATCAATAACGGGAGTTGCTGGGTTACTATAAGTAGAACCTACATACACATCAACTGTGGTATCACCACTATTAATACTTCCACTATCAAAAGTAAATGTTAAAGTTGTATTAGGAGAAGAATAAGAAGAAGTAGCAATCTTTCCATAGATTGTACCAGTGTTAGAACCAACAACTTTAACTCTACGACCTACATGATGAGAAGAAGTAATATCGGCAGCAACAGTAATAGATGTAGCAGAGGCATAAGAGAATGTAGTTGTGCCATCAGCATCTCCTAAAATAAACCATTCTTTATCATTGAATCCGTCTCTAATGTCTTTAACAATCTCACGCATGGAGTTGTTAACTGCACTAGGACTCATCCCTTCTGCCAACGAACTACTATTAACAGATGTGTTATTAGCAGCGGTTGTACTATATTCTTTGATTGCCATTTATTCTCCTTTTAAGTTATTTATTATATCCAATAATTTTTTTGAGATAATTTCTCTAGTAATCGAGAGATCATCTTTCATAAACTTTTTTAAAGCACCGACATCATTTTGAAGGCCTTTACTTAAAATATTTTCTACCAATCCTATTTTACCATACTTAGCCTCTATTTCATTAGCCACAATCAACAGTAATTCAGAATTAGGAGATATTGTTATTTTTCTTAAATCTTTATTTATTTCCTCTAAATAGGTTTGTGTTTCTACTTTTGCTCTATAGATATCTCCTTCTTTATCTATAAAACTTTCTAGCAACTCTGGAACAGAAACACCATATTTTTTAGCATATTTTTCTGCATAAGTTTCAAAGTCTTGAGCATTAAGGTTTTTCTCAGTTTGTTTTAAAGTTCTTTGAACCTTTGATATTTCCTCTAAGACTTCATAAACATCGTTTAGATATTTGTTCTGTCTTGTTTTGCCAACAAAACTTCCAATAATAGGATATCGACTCATATCTATATCCTCAGTATCATCAAAGAAGAACTTATCAGAAACTAATAAAGAGAAATCAGCAGCAATATTAAGATAACCTCTATAAAGAGCTTCTACTTTTGCTGGTGATAGATTTAATTTTTTTGCTACTTTCTCAATAGTTTTAGAAGTTCTCCCTACTCCTTGTAATCCAGCTTCAATTCCTTCTTCACCAGGATATATTATCTTTCTACCTGTAAAGAAATTTTTATTAGCAACAAAGACTTCCATTAAAGGTTTACCTAAAGCTGGTATGAAATCCATTCCATAATTTGTTGTTACGATTCTGTATAATGTTTCCATTGTCTTTTCATCAGAATCTCCCATTGCTTTTAAACCAAATCTCTCAGAAAGAGACGCAATAAAACCAATATCAAAAGCCTTTGGTATTCTAAAATGTCTATACATAGGTGCGGTTTGACCACTTTGATAATTATATCCTAATGCTTCTTGTATAGAATTATGAGGTAATCTTTGATTCTGTGCTACAAATTTAAAAAACTCGTCAGTAGGTACAAAGAAATGCCAGTGAGCGTCTCTATCCCAATCCTCTAATCTTCGATACATAGGGTTTTCTATATTGACAAAAGCAAGAGCTGTACTAGCTCCAGCTAACATGGCTGTTCTTCCACGAATTTTAGATCGATTAGGATCTTTAAAATATCCACGATAAGCCCTCTCCATACTCAATAAAGCGGCTCTAAAGAAGGGAATAGATCGAGTCATAAACTCAACAGTCTTTCCTATTTTTGTTGAGTACGCACCTCTTTGAGAAAAGTCTACAGAAATATTTTTTCCTCTATAAATAGCTTCGCTTTCAGGTACTCCTTTTTTCTTTGCCCTTAGATATTCTCCCATTCTGTTAGCATTTTCCATTGCACTAGCTAAATATCCAAAAGCATCGGCTATTTTAATAGGAGAAGTCAAAACAGTGTTCATGTTAATTTTTTTCTTACCATAAAAATTAGATAGCTTAGTCCTATAAACACTTTCGTTTGTAAAGAAACCTCCTTGAGTTCCTCCATTTAACATAAATTCTTGAAAATTTTTGTCTTGAAATAAAGCAGATTTAAATCCTTTTAAGGTATCTAATATTAATCCTTTGCCAGATTGAGAAAAGACAGTGCTTTGAACAGCATCTTTAATACCAGCTTTGATAAAAAACTTAGGGAAAAGAGTGACTGTTGTTTGTGCTAGTTTTTTAGTAAATTCAAAAGGAGCAAGAACACTACTTAAACTTTTCCCTTGTACTCCCATATTTTCAATAGCAGTAAACAATAACTTATCAGCTACTTCATAATATTGAGTTTTGCCATTTCTTATAATGGGCATAAAATTACCAGCAAATTTTGGAGCATTATTTGCAGTCAGCACTTTTGTAAACGTGCCCATATCTTCAAAGGCCCAGTCAAGGAAATCTTTAAATTCTGTAAAGTTAGGTAAAGTTTGTATTTCTGGGAAACCTTCAAACAAATTTTCATACAGTTGTTTTTTTAAAGACTCAGTAAGAGCCAAGTCCATATTAAATCCTTTGGGGGTTCTTAAAGGATTAAGGAATCGACCACTACCCATTGCTTTATTTTTAATAACAGATTCTAAGATATTGATCCTACCTCTATTAATAATAGAGTGAGAAATTAGCATCTGAGAGTTATTTATTATGTTATCTATAATAGGTTTTAAATTTTCTGTTCCTCCTGTTAGAGCTCTAACTCCTTTAAAAGAAGTAACATCAGCATAGTTAACTCTAGTTGCCATCTTGCTAGAGGTATTGACTCTATTAAAAGGAACGTACCAAACTCTGTTCCATTTTTTTCTTTGTTCTGGAGTTATGATTTCTCCATACTTTTCAGCAAAATCTAAAATAGCATTGTTCCATTTTAAATAATCTTCAAATGCTTTTTTATATTCGGGTGTTTCTAGTTTTAAACCTGCTTGAATTTCTATGTCGTCAAATAGTTTTTCTCTATTTTGTCTTTTTAGTTCACTAGCTGACTTTGCAACTATATAAGATATCCAATCTTCTACGTTATCTACCTCTCTAATAATCTTTTCAAAAGGTTTTACGCTTCGATCAAACTTAAAAGCCATAAGTCCGTCTTTGTCTTTATAGGCAACAGGAGGAGCATACTTTCTGGCAGCAGCAGCTGTAGAAGAACCATCTCTATAATTCGAGATATTTTTATACAAAGGTGTGTCAGTAACACCAAGATTTTCTTCCATTAATTTGATACCATAAAGATTATCAATGGTATCAGCTTTTAAATTTTCTATAAAACTATTGGCTTTATCATTAATATTTTTAACTTTTTGATATCCAATTTTGCTTCTAAATCTTGTTAAAGCGTCTTGTTTCCAATAACCAGAAAATTCTTTTTGTGCATTAAGGACAGCTTTTTTTATAGGCTTTTCTTTGCCTTTTATTTTAATTTTAATACCATCATCACGAATAGCTTTATCAAAAAACTTATAAAAATTTGGAGCTAATTCTTTTGCTTTAGCTGGATCACCTAAATATAATCTAACAAATTCTGCAAATCCTTCTTGAACAACATTGACATCGTAAGATATATCTTTTAGTTCCTTATTAATAATAGGATCGTTTTTATACTTGTCGCTAAACTTAGCAATTCTTCCATCTAGAAAGTGTCCTATTTCGTGAGCAGCTACATCTATGTCATTTACTTTTTTTAATCTAATAGTTTCAAATCCTGGTAAATAAGTTCCTTCAGCTTTTCTTTTACCCATTCCTGTTTGAAGGATTCTGATATCTAAATCTTTGATAAAATTAGAAAGTATCTCTGGTCTAGTTTTTAATTTTTTAGGAGCGTCTTTCTGTGCTTTTAATAAACCAGTCAAAGGTTGTTGGTGTTTAGGGCCAGGATTCCATTTAGCTTTATAGTTAAAGTTAGCGGCAAATTGAATAGCTCCTTCCACATAGTCAGGCATACCTACTCTTTTTTTATAGGCTTCCGAATAACCAAAAGGCTCATCTTTTTGTTTTTTTCTTAAATTGTTAAGAACTGTTTTCCCAGATTCGATATTCTTTTGTTCTTTTATGTTTATTTCTTCTAAAATTTCTTTTTTAATAGTTTCTTTATCTTTATTCTGTTTTAAAGCTAATTCTGAAGCAATCGCATCAGCTGTCTTTTCTTTAATATCTTTAATAGCTGGATCTACTTTTTCTTTAACAATGTCCTCTGGTTTTTGTTTTGTTTTTTGTTGTTTAACTTGATCGAATAAAACTTGTTTCTGTGTAGGTCTGGGAGCACGACTCATAAAGTCTGTCATCAATAAATATGACGACTCGATAAAAGTATTTTTTACTTCTTCTGGTTTTATACTACGAGATCCAAATAATTTTTCTTCTAAATCTTGTAATTGTTCTTCTCCTAAATCTTTGGCTTTCTGTTGTAAAACATCTCCTACAGCAGTAATAGCAACGTGAGGAAGGAACATTGTAGCTCTACCAACAAAATCTCCTATCTCTGAGGAAGTAACTAATGCTTTTTTAACTATGTAATTCCCAAGATTCCCTAAAAAGTCTTTAGTTGAAGTGGATTGTTGTTTTAGTTTTGGTAAGTCAATAATTTCCCTACCTGTTTTGTCTGTCAGTAAAGGTACTTTTGTTGTGGGCATATCCACAGTATTAAAACCAAAGAACTCTTTTTCTTCTTCTGTTCCTGGTAAATATTTAGATTCATCAACTCCTAAGTCTTTCCAATAATCAATAAAATCTTTTTTTACAGTTTCAGCACCTTGTAATAATTCGTTTTCCTTTACTCCAAAAATTTCAAATTGACCTGGTTCAAATTTTTTTAAAAAAGAGAGATCTGCTAGTTGTGTTGTTTGGGTAGTTTGATTGGCTGCTGGTATGTCTGGTTGTAAACTTACATCTGGGATAGTTTCTTGGGGAATATCTTTTAAAAAAGATAAGTTTACTTTTTGATTATCTATACCTTTTAAAAAGGAAAGATCTGGCTGTTCATTTTTAGCCATCTGGTCACATTGTACCTAATACTTTTGCTTGTTGATCTGGAGTCAAAGTTCTAAAAAAATCAATAGCAGCGTCTTGTCCTTGAGACAGAGTTATTTGACTTATCTGAGAAACAAGATCTATTGTTTCAGCATCTGCTGTTTGTTCTTCTCCTCCAACAGTTTCTTCTTTAATAATTTCTTTTTCAGCTTCTTCTTGCAAAACCTCTTTGTCTCCAGTTTCTTTTTTATCAGAAGAAAAAAGACCAGAAATCATTTTGTCAAAAAAACTAGGTTCTTGAGTTGTTTCTTTTTGTGTAGAATCCATAAAGGCTTGAGCAAAAATACCCATACCATCTCCTTTTTTCCATCTATTATAGGCATCTTTTTCTATATCAGATAAACTGTCCATTCCTTTTTCTTGTGCTTTTTTAATAACAGAAAGGGTAAAGTCAGAAAGAGTATCTTTTGTTGGTTGATCTCTTAGTTTGTCTGTTAGAACATCAAGACGTAATTGTTGCTGTTTTGTTCTTTGGTCTTGTGGAATCAAAGATAGTTGTTCATATTCTTTTAATTGTTTGTCAAATTCAGAATCATCATCGCCTAAAGCAGAATATAACTCTAGACCTTGTAAGGCTCTTGAAAGATCAGATGCTTTTTGTTCTTGGACTCCACCAGCAGCACCCATGAGTCCAGCACCAATAGCTTGACCGAATGTTGTTGGTGTTGTTGTATATCCTGTATAAGGTTGGAGTTGTTTCATTGCTCCTAATAAACCAGCTTGTAATGGTGTTTGTGTGGGAGCAAGTAAACCTTGAATATTACCAGCACCACCTAATCTACCTAAAGATTCTTGTAACAGTGCACTTCTAATTGCATCTACACTCATTGTAGCCATTATAACGCTCCTAATAATCCGCCACCAATAGCACCAGCCATTGGGCCTAAACCTGGTATTAAACTACCTAAGTAACCACCACCCATTGCACCACTTAATAAGTTAGCACCTAAGTTTCTGTAAATAGGTTGTTGTGATACTGTTTGTTGAGATGTAGGAGCACCAATCGATGCTAAGTATTCTCTTAGTTTAGTGTATGGTTTTTGTTGTTCAAATTGGAATCTTTGCATTGCATCAGCTAGTTTAGCTTCTTCTAATGCTTCACGTTGTTGACCGACTTGTGCTAGTTGACCAATATCTGCATAATCTAATGCAGCTAACTGAGGTGCTAGTTGAGCAGCTTGTAATTGTCTTTGTCTTTCTTGTTCATAAGCACCGCCATAAATTTGTGATGCAATATCGCCCATTCTTCGACCAGCAGTCTCTGCCATTGCAGCAGATCCATAACGACCACCTTTAGCAAACATCGAACCTAATTGACTTTGGACATCACCTGCGGCTCTTTGAAATGTTTGTTGTAGATAGGGATTAGTAGCTGGATTTAAGTATTGACCAGATAAAATATTTTGAATCTCTTTTTGGGATGAACCAAGTAATGGACTACCCGCTAATGCTCTTTGTTCTTGTAATCGTAATGCAGCTTCTGTTTGACCAGAAAAAGGGGTATAAGTAGCCTGTGGAAAGTATTGAGGTACATCTGATTGATATAACTGTTGTGCTTGTCCTAATGCTTCTTCGTAATATGGTTTAACAAACTCCGAAGGTTCGGCTGTTACTGTCGTTGCTTGTTGTGTTGGTTGTGATCCTTTACTCATTTTAGTTCCTTTACAAAATATACTGCTTGAGGTTCATAATCTCTCAAAACTTTTGTCCATCCTTTCCTTCCAACAATCTCTAATCGTTGGCAGTTGTTTTTTTTGGCCCAATCTTCGACTTTACTTGTCACTAGGTCTAGCCATGATTCCATATTAGAGCCACCAGCTAAAACCCAACGCAATACCCTCAGTTGAGGATAATCGCAAACCTCAGTAACAAAAGATGCTTCTATCCCGTCATTCCAACTAATCCATAGTTGCATCCTATTTTGCTTTATATACTCAAGTATATCATAACTAGAGTATGATCCGTCTAAGGCTTTTTCTATTTGAGGTTTAACTTGTGACCAAATAAACTCTAAATCTTCTACAGGTACTTGTGTTATTACCCTACCCAATGATGACATATCTGTATAATACGTTCTTGGTGTGGTTTCGATGACCAACATCAAACTCACCACTTCTTGTAGCGGCTAACCACATGTGAGGTATTTCTCCAGCAGCATCAACTGTCATTGGTACAAATAAAACAACACTATTACCACCACAACGGGCATCAATAACAGTCTTTAAAGTTTTAGTTCCGTCAGTATCAAATGATCCTGTGCTATTTAATTTACCATCAATCGTGTTATTTAAAGCACTAGAGATTAATCGTAAATGTTGTCCATGATCGGGTATCGAGAGGGGTACATTAAGAAACTGATTATCAGCCATTATCTTTTACCTTCAGGCATTGCTTCAATATCCACACCACTGAGTGTATCAAAGTTTCCATTAACTGTCACTCTCAGTCGATGATAACGACTGTTTGTTCTTAAAGGACAATCTCCACTATCTCTAACTGTCACCGCAGTTCCTTCTGTAGAAGCATCAATTTGAGATGCTCGACTAAAGGGTGTTACTGTAACTGTAGTGCTTTCACCATTAGCATCGACAATAGGTCGTGCATTAATAATAGTAGAACGTCTGCCTTGTACACCTTCAAACTCTGTTGTATCAACAGTCGCAGATAAACTACCACCTAAGAATTTACCAAACTTATTGTTGCTATCAAATCCCGCTAGACCAATAACTCCTTCACCATAGAAGTAAGAATCTAGTGATCTAGGTAATCCATCTAAATCACCTAACACATCTAAAGATTCTAAAGTGTTAAAGGCTTCTTGAGAAGCAGAACTAATAAACTGTAAGTCTTGTCCAGATCCTGTTGACCATTTATCGACAGCATAATTATAAATAAGAAACTTGTTGTTGATTGTACCACCACCTGTCGCACCACTACCACGATAAGACCAAATAACAATCGAGTTGTTAGGATCGACAGCAGAAGTAATACCTTCGAAGTTAGAAGTAATATCATCAAAGAAAAATTCATTAACACGACCAGCACCAATAGGTGTTAATTGTTGTCCACCTGTTAGTTTATAAAAACCATCTTGGGCTAGGAAGAATATTGTATTACCAAAAGAAGCAATCGCTTTAGGAGCAAATGCACCAATGTTATCTGCAATCTTATTGAAAGTGAAGATTAAAGGAGTACCTACGTATTCAACACGATAGATAGCTCTTTCCATAAAGACGACACCTGAACTTTCACCACCGACAATTCCTTGTACAGAACCATGAGTACCCACAATGTCTTGATAACCTGATTGAGTTGTTTGACTTGGTGTCCAGTCAGTCGCATCGTTTAAGGCTGACCATTTAACTCGTTGATTATAAACAGTAGAACTTTCTTCTGTATAACCAGCAAAAACAAAATCTCTAATCACTGCTAAGTATTTAGCCTTAACAGCAACTAAATCAGCAAAAGCAGTATCTACTCCTTCATCAAACTTTTGTAAGTTGTCAGCAAAGTTAGCAGCAATAATTTTGTTGCCAAATTGAGTAAATGTCCAAAAGTCTTTTGAACCTTCTGTTGTAGAGTTGTTATATCCACCAACAATAGACTTATCTTGAAAGTCGCCATTGTTATCCATTTGGTATAACTTTGTCGTATCACCTGCATAGTTAGTTGATCCACTCGCACCAAAAGAAGTAAATAAACCTAAAGGCTGAGAAGTTAGAGCAACATCGCTGAGTTGCACAAAAGAAGGAAATGATTTATACCCTTTAGCTAGAGGAATAACATTATCGATCTTTAACGAACCAGGATTTTGATATCTTGGTAAATCAGCTTGTAGGTTTCCAAATTCAATCATGGAGTTGCTGTATCAGTGCTCATTGCAAAGGCAGTACGCCCAGCATATCTTCCTTTTTCATCGTCTTGGTTAGCAGCATTAATAGATTCGTTATAAAGACTTAACCATGTTACTAATCGTTCATCGTTCATTATATAAGGTTGAGATTCGACTAATGATCCATAAAGATAAATTTGAGGATAATGAGTTAATAAAAAGTTAGTTGTGTTCGAATCTGATAAGGCGGGAATCTTTTGGAAGTAAGTTATTTTAACACTGTAAGTAGAATCGGGAATAGGAGCAAGTTTAATTGTATCTCCAATAATTGTATAAAGTTGTGGAGTACCTGAACTATCAGTTAAATTATTTAATTCAATCTCATTAGGATTAACATAGTCTAAAACAACATTAGGATTACCATCAACATAGAGTTGGACTATTTCCAAAAAGTCTGTTGGTAGGTTTAATGTAGCAGTGCCACTTACACAAGTTAAAGTTGTAGTAGTTTGCATTTTTCTTAATCGTAGATTTCTATTTAATTTAGACTCTGCTAAAGTAATAAAATCTGGAATGACTCCTGTTAAGTCAGAACGATTTAAGTAATTTGCAATACTTGTTTTAAGTTGACTGAATGTTGTTAATGCCATTATTAATCTCCTAGTAATCCTTTTGTAAATTTAAATAGTTTATCTTTTAAAGAATCAAAAACAGTTTTACCTGTGATATAATCTTTATTTTTTTCATCAATCATTCTTTTTGCTTGAGATTCTAATGATTCTAATTTGTTTCCAAGTAAACCCATTTTATCTGACTTTAATCCCTCTGACATTTCTATATATTTTTTCATCAAAGGTTTAATTTCTTTAGGTGCTTCATTATATCTTAATATACTAAGTATATTGTCTTGATATTGGTTAGAATAATCTTTATTTAATTTATCCATAACCCCCCTATGAAAAAACTCTTCAAACATAGTTCCATAAAGATATTCATTAGACTGCATATAATCTCTTAATTTAATATAATCCTCTTTTGACATATCATTCATTTTAGCAGCATTACCAACTGGATCTTTACTTCCTTGTTCTCTAAAAAGTCTTTCTGGTCTTAAAAAAAGATTTTTATCAAGAGGGTTAACATAAGCATATCCACCTTTCTCAAAACCTCTTTTTTCTCCTTCTTCTTTGACTATATCTCTACCTTCAAAATTTCTTTCTTTATAATTTTCTGGTAAATAAGAACCTGCAAAAGTACTCTTGGTAATATTAAATTCTTTACCTTTTTCATTTAACAAATTTTCGTTTAACAAATTTTGTATTAACCTATTTGGATCATAACCAAGTGCAAATACATTAGATTTTTTTAATGCCTCTTCTATAAATGGATTTTCCATACCTAATTTTTCCATAGCTCTAAAACTCATAGCTGGTTGGGTGGGTATTAAGTCTGCCATTAGATTTTCTTATCTGTTACCTTTAAATATTTATTGTCTGGATCATTTAAGAAACGAGAAAAAGCTACACGATCTTGAACTTTACCTGTCTTAGAGATAATCCCTGTTTTTTGCATATTATAAAATACTGTTAAAGGAATACTCGCAACATACTTAAAATCTTTATGTTTGTTGATGTCGTGTTTTTGTAATTCCTTATTACGATCTATAA